TTGCTTATTTTAATCACAAAAATAATTGTTAAAATCGTTTTGTTAAGCCTTAACAAAAGGACTAATGATTAATCGTTAATCCTAATCGTTAACCTTAATCGTTAACCCGATTTTTAATCGCCAGTTTCGCTATTTGCAAAACTGGCAATTAAAACTCGTTATTTCCGCCTATTTTTGTTAAAAATTGCTTATTAATCGTTAATCGTTAAAGTTAAGGAAACTTAAAGATTTTAATCGTGATAATCGTTTCGTCTTAATCGTTAATTTCCATAATCGTTTCGTTAAGGCCTTAAGGAAAAAAAGTTTGTAACGCAGGGCCTTACAATAAAGAAAACTTAAAAAAGACAACAAAGATACTTTTGGTTCTCAATATAGAAATATTGTAAATGGAAAAAATCAAGTTGATTTTAGCAATCAAGAAGTAGAAGAATTTTATATGTATGACCCAAATGTTGGGTCATCGCAAAATGCTACTTATAGAGTATCAGATGTAAATAACGTAAAGATTGCAAAGGATGCGATTGTATATGTTACATCTGGTCTTGTAGATAGAAATAAGCAAACAGTTCTTTCATTCCTTCACAAAGCAATCAAAGCACTTAATCAATTGAGAATGATTGAGGATAGTCTTGTGATTTATAGACTATCCAGAGCACCAGAACGTAGAATTTTCTATATTGACGTTGGCAATCTTCCTAAGATTAAAGCAGAGCAGTATCTGCGTGACGTTATGAACCGTTATAGAAACAAACTTGTATATGATGCAAGCACTGGTGAGATTAAAGATGATAGAAAGCATATGGCGATGCTTGAGGACTTCTGGTTACCAAGAAGAGAAGGTGGTAGAGGAACTGAAATCACCACACTTCCTGGTGGGCAAAATCTTGGAGAACTTGCTGATATTGAGTATTTCCAAAAGAAACTTTATGATTCTTTAGGTGTTCCACCAACAAGACTTGCTGCGGAAGGTGGATTTAATCTTGGTCGTTCATCAGAAATTTTAAGAGATGAACTTAAATTCACTCGTTTTGTTGGAAGATTGAGAAAAAGATTTTCTCAAATTTTTATTGATTTACTTAAAACTCAATTAATTCTTAAAAATATTGTATCATTAGAAGATTGGGAATCATTATCAGACCACATTCAGTTTGATTATGTTTATGATAATCATTTTTCTGATTTGAAGAAAAATGAATTGATGAATGATAAATTGGGTGTTGTTGCTGCGATGGACCCATATCTTGGTCGTTATTTCTCTGCAGATTATGTAAGAAGAACAATTCTCGGTCAAACTGATAGTGAAATCAAAGAAATTAACGCACAAATGAAGAAAGAAATTAAAGATGGAACTATTCCAGACCCAGCAGCAATGATGAACCCAATGGGTGCTCCAGGTGCTATGGGTGCTCCACAAGACCCAAATGCACTTGGAACTATGCCTCAAGAACCAGGATTGACTGATAAACAAGCAGGTGTTGAATTAGGGTCTGCTGGGGAATTATAAATATTTTCAGTTAAACTTATTATAACTATGGATGATTTAATGGATATGATTTTAGCTGATGAATCCCCTACGGATATCAGCGATAAGATTAAAGAAATTCTTTTTGCTAAATCAGCAGAAAATGTTAATGCCGTAAGACCAGAAGTTGCCGCAAGTCTCTTTGGTGATGTTGAGGATAATTAAGAATATTAGGATTGAACAGAGATAGTAAATACTAAATAACTAATATAGTCTAATTATTACAATGTCCGTATATAAGATTGTACAAAAGATTACACCATTGACAATGACTGGTGTGGCAGTAACTAGCAATCCAATTGCTTTGAGGTCTGGTTTTTTGAGAATTGTTCCAGAACAAGATGCTTATGTTGAGGTTGCTCCAACTCCAACGATTAGTACTTCTACAAGTGCTAGCATTTTTGTTAAAGCAGGAACTGAACTTGTATTAAAAGAAACAGCAATTACTCAAACTATTGTTGGTGTTACTACTGGTACTACTACTATTGTAACTTTACCAGAAGGTACTTTCTCTGATTTTTCTGCTGGTGATATTGTTGAACTTACTGGTATTGTTCCATCAGGTATCAACACAACAGCAGCAACCGTTGCTTCAGTAAACGCAACAAACAGTGCTGGAACAGGTGGATTTAATAGAGTGATTACTCTTACTTGGAATACTTCATCTCAAGGTGCTCCAATCACCACTCCTACTGGTGTTTTAAGAAGAACAACAAAAGTTGCTGCTTTTGGGGCAAGTGGAAAACTCCACATCACAGAAATTCAAATCGCAGGTGGTTAATCCAATGAAACTTATCACAGAAGAAATAGAAAAGGTTAAAGTTATTGTTGAAGAAACCAACGGTAAAAAGTCTCTTTTTATTGAAGGTATTTTTCTTCAAGCAAACAAACCAAACAGAAACAAGCGTCTCTATGAAATGAGAACTCTTGAAAGAGAAGTCAAAAGATATAATGAAAATTATATTCAAAAAGGTCGTGCTCTTGGAGAACTCGGTCATCCTGATGGACCATCTTTAAATCTCGATAGAGTTTCTCATAAAATTGTTTGTTTGGAGAGAGTTGGAGATAATTTTAAAGGAAGAGCAAAAATTCTTTCCACTCCTATGGGAAAAATTGCCGAATCTCTTCTTGGTGAAGGTGTGATGCTTGGAGTTTCTTCTCGTGGTGTTGGTTCATTAATTCCAACTAATGAAGGTTATTCTGTAGTTGGTGAAGATTTTATGCTAGCAACAGCAGCAGATCTTGTTGCTGACCCTTCTGCTCCTGATGCTTTTGTGAACGGAATTATGGAAGGAAAAGAGTGGTGTTGGGAAGGTGGAATTCTTCGTGAAAGAGCCGCAGAGGCAGCAAAGAGAAAAATAAACACATTAGTAGACCAAAAACGTTTGGAAGAACAGAAAGTTGATCTGTTCCAAAACTTTTTATCAAATCTATAAATTATAAATAAATAAAGATTAAACATACAGGTTAATCGGAGAGATCTAAAATGTCCCGTGGCAAAAACTTACAAGAAATGGAAACAGACACTAAACAATCTAAAACTGCTGTGAATGCGGGAGCAAAAGCAGCAGAACCAATGCAGAAGTTAACCACAGGCATTCCTGATGGTCAAACTGGTAGTTGGGAAGATCTTGGAGGACCAACTCCAGAGAACTACAAACCAGATGATGACTCTGCAAAACTTTCAACTCCTGGCGCAACTCTTAAGCAAGTTAAGAATGTTGTAAACAAAGGTGCAAAAGCAGCAGATGCTATGAAGTCCCTTGCTAAGGAATCAGTCGAAGAAGATGAGGAAGAAGAACTCATTGATGACGAGACTGAGTATGATGAAGATGAAGTAGTTTCCGAAGCAAAGAAAAAGTCTTCCAAAAAAGATGAGGAAGATGATGAGGATGAGGATGACGAAGAAGGTGAAGATGAGGATAGTGAAGAAGATGATGAAGAGGACGAAAAAGAAAAAGCAATGAAAGAGGCATTTGCCCAAATCGAAGAAGAAATCGAAGAGGACGTAAATGCACTTCTTTCTGGTGAAGAACTCTCCGAAGATTTCAAGGTAAAAGCAAAAACAGTTTTCGAAGCTGCTTTGAATGCTAGAACCGAGCAAATCGAAGAAGCAATTGCTTATCAATATGAGCAAAAGCTTGCTGAAGAAGTAGAAGTAATTAGAGAAGAATTAACTGACCGTCTTGATGCATACCTTGAGTATGTTTCAGAAGAATGGTTACAAGAAAATGCTCTCGAAGTAGAGCAGGGACTTAAGACTGAAATGACCGAATCATTCCTTCAAGGAATGAAAGGTCTTTTTGAAGATCATTATGTAACAATCCCTGAAGATAGATATGATGTACTTGAGAGTATGGTAGAAAAACTTGATGATATGGAGTCCAAACTCAATGAGCAAATTCATAGGAATGTTGCTCTGAATAGAAGATTAGCAGAGTCGGTTACTGAAGTAATCTTTGCCGAAGTTTCTGAGGGTCTCGCACTTTCTCAGAAGGATAAACTCGCTTCTCTTGCAGAAAATGTTGAGTTTGATAGTGAAGGTAGCTATCGTGAGAAACTGGTAACATTAAGGGAATCTTATTTCCCCAGAAACGCTGGTACTCAAAGAGACAACTCGGATTATATCGCAGAAGAAACTGATTATTCGCAACCAGTATCTGGTTCGATGTCATATTATCTCGATGCACTCCAAAGAGTTTCTAAAAAGTGATTTTTAAATTATAACAATCAAACTAAAATTTTTTAAAGAGGTAAAACAAATGCAAATGTTCAACGCAGAACATCTGCAGGAGAAGTGGGCACCACTCCTTGACTATCAGGGACTTGATGGAATCAAAGATTCACATCGTAGAATGGTAACCGCAGTTCTCCTGGAGAATCAAGAGAAATTCCTTCGTGAGGAAAGACAATTCCTCGGCGAAGCATCCTTTTCATCTAATGCAGCAACTGCTGCTGGTACTGGTTTCGCAGGACAATCAACCGTAGGTGGTCCAGTTGCAGGTTTCGACCCTGTTCTGATCTCCCTCATCCGTCGTTCAATGCCTAACTTGGTCGCATATGACCTCGCAGGTGTTCAACCAATGAACGGTCCCACAGGACTCATCTTCGCAATGCGTTCACGTTATGTTGATCAAACTGGTGCTGAAGCATTCTTCGATGAAGTTGATTCTGGTTTCTCTGGAAGAAAGAGTACTCAAACCCAGTATGCTGTGGATCCTACTGTTGAAGCAAACGTAGGTTTCGGTACTACTGCTCAAGTTGGTAGTAATCCTGGACTTCTTACTTCTTCTGGTGCTACTCAAAATGCATATAACGTCGGTGGTGGCATGGCTACCTTCGATGCAGAAAGACTTGGTGCATCAGGTCAAGAAAGTTTTAACGAAATGGCATTCTCAATCGAGAAAGTCACCGTTACTGCGAAGTCAAGAGCACTCAAGGCTGAGTATTCACTTGAACTTGCACAAGACCTCAAGGCAATCCACGGTCTGAATGCTGAAGCGGAATTAGCAAACATTCTCTCAACAGAGATTCTTGCTGAAATCAACCGTGAAGTTATTCGTACCATCTATAAGACTGCTGAAGCTGGTGCTCAGTTCAACACTGCTACTGCTGGTGTTTTTGACCTTGACGTTGATTCTAACGGTCGTTGGTCAGTTGAGAAGTTCAAGGGTCTTATCTTCCAAATCGAGCGTGATGCTAACGCAATCGCACAAAGAACTCGTCGCGGAAAGGGTAACATCATTATGTGCTCATCTGACGTTGCTTCTGCACTTTCGATGGCTGGTCTCCTTGACTACACCCCTGCACTCAATGCTAACCTGAACGTTGATGATACTGGCAACACTTTTGCTGGTGTTCTCAACGGTAAGTATCGTGTTTTCATTGACCCATATTCGGGTGGTGCTGGTAACCCAGCAGCTGGTGCAACTGGTGGTCAATATTACGTTGTCGGTTATAAGGGTTCTTCCCCTTATGATGCAGGTCTCTTCTATTGTCCTTATGTTCCTCTCCAAATGGTTCGTGCCGTTGGTGAGAACACCTTCCAGCCAAAAATCGGATTCAAGACTCGTTATGGTCTTGTTGCTAACCCATTTGCTGAAGGCAAAACAAAAGGTCTTGGTCAAATCTTGACCAACTCAAACCGTTACTACAGAAGAGTACAGGTTTCCAACCTTATGTGAGTTTCTTTTCACATTTTTCTTGGGGTCCGAAAGGACCCTTTTTTGTGTCTATAAATAAAAATAAAAATGGCTACATCATCGTTATCAAATCAAATTGGAAATAAAAACTACTTATCCCCATTAGGATTTAAGTTTGTATTATCAAAGTATCCAAAAATTGATTTCTTTTCTAATTCCGCAGAAATACCTGGAATTAATCTTGGTGTAGCAATTCAACCTACTTATTTAAAGGATATTCCAATTCCTGGTGATAAAATTAGTTATGATGATTTTAATTTAAAATTTTTTGTTGATGAAAATTTAGAAAATTATCTTCAAGTTCATAATTGGATAAGAGGTCTTGGGTATCCAGAGAATGTTGGGGAATACCAAGAGTTTCTAAATCAAGACCCATACAATCCAGGAGTTCAAAACGCATCTTCAGGTCAATCTGATGGAAGTTTGATTATTTACAATAGCAATTATAATCCAGTAGCATCAGTTAGTTTTAAAGGTTTATTTCCAACATCACTTTCTACAATTATTTTTGATGCTACCAATACTGACGTTCAAT